GGTCGCCGAGCTGCGCTCCGCCATGAGTCGCGGCGACATGAACGCCATGAGCTTCGCCTTTCGCGTCGTGCGCGACGCCTGGGACTCCGGGTACACCAACCGGACCATCTCGGAGGTGAAGCTTCACGACGTGAGCGTGGTCGGCTTCCCGGCCAACCCCGCCACCGTCGCAACCCTGCGCAGCGAGGAGGAGGCACCGGCCACCGGCCGCAGCCTTGACCTTGCACGCCGTCAGATGTTCGTCACCGAGCTCTGACACCCGTCACGCCGACCCACGCCGCGCGCCGCCGGAGCCTTCGGGCCACCACGTCGCGCACCTGGGCCACCTGACGCGTCCCAGTCCACCCACCTAAGGGAGACCCGATGGTCGAGCAGATCCGCTCACTCATCATTGACGCCCTCGCAGCACGCGAGGGCGCCCAGGAGCGTCTCACCGCCCTTCTCGACGCCGTCGAGACCGAAGGCCGCTCCGACCTGACCCCTGAGGAGACCGACGCCTTTGACGCTGCTCGCAACGAGCTGCGCGAAGCCGACGAGACCCTCGCCACCCTTCGCGCCCAGGAGGCCGAGCTCATGGAACAGCAGAACATCGAGGCCGCCGAGGCCGAGACCCGCGCAGAGGTGGCCCACGCCGCCGTTCGGGTCGTCTCGGAGCCCAGCACCTACCGCGCCGGAGGCGAGCACAGCTTCTTCCGCGACGCCGTCCTGTCCCGCACCGTCGGCGACACGTCCGCCGCCGACCGTCTCGCCCGCAACGCCGCCGAGGTCGCTGAGACCCGCGCCGGCACGTCGGCCGACTTCGGCGGGCTTGTGCCGCCCACCTACCTCGTCGACGCCTTCGCCGAGGTCGTGCGCGCCGGTCGTCCGTTCCTGGACAACGTCGCCAACGAGGTGCTCCCGCCGGTCGGCATGTCCATCGTGATCCCTCGCGGTGTCACCGGCCTGTCCGTCGGCGCTCAGCAGACGGAGCTGACGAACATCACCGTCGGCACCTACGTCGAGTCCGACCTGACCATCCCGGTTCGCACCGTCGGCGGTATCACCACTGTGTCGCGGCAAAGCCTCGACCGCGCCGCCGCGTCCATCGACGCGATCCTGATGCGCGACCTGGCGAACGCCTACGCGACCACGCTGGACCAGCAGTGCCTCAACGGTGACGGCACCGCCGGCACCCACACCGGCATCATCTCGGCCGCGGCGTCAACGGTGGCGTTCACCGGCACCACCGGCGGCTCGTTCCTGACGGCGATCCACAAGGCGATTGGCGTGGTCAACGCGGCCCGCTACCTGCCTGCGGACCTCATCGTGATGCACCCGCGTCGCTGGGCCTGGATCAGCGCCCAGCAGTCCACGACCGGCATGCCGTTCGTGCAGATCGACGGTCCCGGCTTCAACGCTCAGGGCAACGGCTCCGCCGCGGCTTACGGCGTCGTCGGCTCCATCGCCGGCGTCAGGGTCGTGACTGACGCCAACGTCACGATCACCTCGGGCAGCAGCAGCAACGAGGACCGCGTGGTCATCACCCATTCGGGGGATGCGATTCTCTGGGAGTCGGCGACGCCGATCTCGCTGGAGATTCCGCAGACGAAGGCCAACCAGCTCGGGGTCGACCTCGTGCTGGCGAACTACAGCGCCTTCACGGCACAGCGCTACGCCTCGGCAACCGCGGTGCTGGTCGGAACTGGTCTCAGCCAGGTCCTCTAGTCCCAGCAGCAAGTCGGACGGGCCGAGGGCGCGACACCTCGGCCCGTCCACCTGTCGCACTGTCGCAACTACGGAGGGCAAACCGTGGAACAGGTCACCACTCACCCCGGGAAGGTGCTCGTCGCTTTTCCCTCAAACGGGCACGACATCTCGCCGCGCTGGCTGCGGTCGTTCGTCGAGATGCGCATTTACGACTCGGAGCGGTCGGTAGCAGTGTGGGACGAGCTCGGACGTCCCGAGGACGTCTCGCCGTTCGACCTTTCCCTGTTCCTGAACTACGTCTGCGTCGAAACGTCGAACAATCTCGCAAAAGCCAGGAACCGGCTGTGCTGCGAGATGCTTGAGAACGAGGCCTACGCCGAGGCGGAATGGCTGCTGTTTCTTGATACAGACATGGAGTACCCGCCCGACCTGCTGTTGCGGCTGGTCGGCCGGGCTCGGCAGTTTGACCTCAAGATCCTCGGCGCCCTGTGCGTCGTGGTGACCGAGAAGGGACCACTGCCCACGCTGTTCGTTCACGACGACCGCAGCCTGACTCGGATCATGTTCGACTACCCCGACGACACCGTCGCCCAGGTCGCAGCGACCGGCACCGGCTGTCTCATCATTCACCGCTCCGTCTTTGAGGACATGCAGGAGCGGGCCGGCGGCTCTGTCAATGCGTGGTTCGGCTACGACGTGCGACTTTCCAACGAGGGCGTCGAATGGGCCGTAGGCGAGGACGTCTCGTTCTGCCTGCGTGCCGCAGAAGCCGGACACTTGACCCACGTCGACACCAGCTTGCCGGTCGGACATCACAAGGGCGTTCGGGTGTGGTATCCGGAGGATTGCCGCACCAGTCCCGTCAGCCCTGACGACCTGCCGCAAGCTCTTGCGCAAGAGAACGTTCGGGCCTGACGCGGCCCGCTACTGGCTCGCCGGGTCCGGCGCACCGGTAGCGCGACCGTTCCACCTGCGGTGGCTACTCCCGGCGCTCTGTCGCAACGACCTGCGCCGCTGGTGGGTCGTATGGCTCGCCTCATGGCCGCTCGCCGCAGTCGCCTGCGTCGCATGGGCCCACGGCCGAGGCGCCTCTATGGGCGTCTCAGTGGCCGCAGCGGCGCTCCTGCTGGCATTGCCGGGCGTGCTCGGCCCAGCGGTCGCCCGCCCGGTCGGCGTTGACCTACCCGCCCTGGCGCTCGGCTTGACCGCCGCCGCCTGTTTCGCCAACCACCAGCCCGCCGCCGGCGTGGCGGTGGTGCTGGTCGCCGCCTCGGTCCGTGAGACCGCACCGGTGGCCGTCGCCCTGTGGTGCTGGTCGCCGTTGCCGCTCGTCGGCCTCGTTGTCCCGGCGATCGCCGCCCTAGTGCGCCGGCCGCAGCTCGACAACGTGACGGCCCAACCGCTGCTGCGTCACGTTCACGAGCATCCGGTGCGCTCAGCCCTCGAGCATCACCGAGGCGCATGGCGCGACGCCTGGCAAACCGTCGCACCCTGGGGCGCCACGCTGGCCGCCCTGCTCAACGTGACGCCGCAGCTCGTCGCCACGCTCGTCGTGGCCCACGCCCAACTGCTCGTCGCCACCGACAACGTGCGGCTCACGCAGACGCTCGCCGGGCCCGTCGTGGCGCTGGCCGCCGCCCAAGTCATCCCGCCGCACTGGCTGCCGCTCGTCGTGGTTCTCCACGCTGTGTGGTGGCGCAGACCGACGCTTCTCTAGGAGGACGCCGTGCGCCTCGTCGCCGCCGACGAACAGATCCTCGTCGCGACGCCGGCGACCCTCACCGGCAGGTTCTACGATCAGGACGGCGAGCTCGCCGAACCGTCGAGCACGGTGACCGTCTCGGTCACCGCCGCCGACGGGACCGTCGTGCTGCCATCCGGCACCGCCACGACGACCGGGACGACCGGCGTTCGCACCGTTGGCATCACCGCCGCGCAGAACTCCCGGCTCGACCTGCTGACGGCGACCTGGACCGACGGGTCGACGACCCGCACCACGACCATTGAGGTCGTCGGCGGCTACTACGCCTCCGTTCGGGCGATTCGCGACGCCGACGACGTGCTCGCCGACACTCGCAAGTATCCGGCCGCCCTCGTGGTTGAGGCACGTCGCCGGGTCGAGTCCGAGTTCGAGGACTTCTGCGGTGTTTCGTTCGTCCCTCGTTACCGACGCTGGCGAATGGCCGGCACCGGCACACAGGCGCTACAGCTTCCCGACCGGATGCTGCGCAGCGTGCGCAAGGTGCGCGATTACGGACTCGGCATCTCGACCTCCAGTTACTACGACCTGACCGCCGCCCAGCTCGCAGCGATTCCCGCCAGCCCGGAAGGCGTGGCTTATCGCACCGACGGCTTGTGGTTCTGGAAGGGCACCGACAACGTCGTGATCGACTACGAGCACGGCTACGACCGCCCGCCGACCGACCTTCAGGGCGCCTTCATGCTGCGAGTGCGCGACCTGCTCAACCGGCACAACCGCGGCGTGCCCGACCGGGCGACCACGTTCACTTCCGACGTCGGCGGCACCTACTCGCTGCTCGTCGCAGGTCGCGGCGGGAGCCTGACGGGCATCCCTGACGTTGACGTGGTGCTGAAGCGCTACTCAATGCGCGTCGGCGGCATCGCCTAATGGCTACTTCGACGGTCCCGGCGACCATCACCGCGCTGCATCAGCTTCTCGTCGACGCCGACTGGCCCGACCGCATTCCGGCCGTATCGTTCGGCCTGCCAGCGCAACCCGAACGCGAGATGGTCGTGGTCGGCAACGTCAACGGCGAGCAGGAGTACGCCGGACTCGGCACCGGTCGCCGCGACGAGGACTACACCGTTGACCTCTACGTCTACGTCCTGTGGCCCGGCTACACCGCCCTCGAGGCAATGCAGCGTGCTTGGGACCTTTGGGGCGTCGTCGAGACCGTCGTCCGGGCCAATCTCAACGCCGGCGGTGTCGGCGTCCTGTGGAACGAAATGAAGCGACCCGCCGGCGACATCACCGCCGAGGACGAGGGCTACGCCTACCAGATCAGCAGCGCCCTTCGGGTGCGTGCCCGCATCTAGGAGACCCATGAAAGCCACCTACGACGGACAGTTCGCCGAGCTTGAGGTCGCCCGCGCAGGGCAGTCCTGGCTCGTAAAGCGCGGCGAGACCGTCGACCTGCCCGACGACGTTGCCCTCGGGCTCGTCGACCAGGACGGCTGGACCGTCAAGATCACCAAGACCACCGGCCGCAAGGCCACGACTGAGAAGGACGACCAGTGAGCGGCTTCCTCGGACAGTTCGGCGTAAAGGCCGAGACCACCTACAACACGGCGCCCTCCGGTACCGTCAACCGCTTCTTCGAGTTCACCTCGGAATCGGTTGCGGCCGACCTCGGCCGGGTCGAAAGCCAGGGGCTTCGCGCCGGCACGCGCGCCATGCGTGCCGACCGGCGAGTGCCCTACATCATGGGCGCTTCAGGCTCGGTGACGTTTGACGTGCTGAGCTCCGGCTTCGGATTCTGGCTCGACCAGTGCCTCGGCACCGTCGCATCGTCGACCGCCGTCGAGACCGTCGTCTACACCCACACCGGCACGATCGCCTCGCTCACCGGCAAGTCGTTCACCGCCCAGGTCGGCGTTCCGCAGGCTGGCGGCGCCACCATCACGCCCAAGACGGCGACCGGTGGCAAGGTCAAGAGCTTTGAGCTGTCCTGCGCAACCGGTGAGGCGCTCAAGTTCTCCGCCGACATGGACTTCGCCAACCTCGAGCACACCACCTCGCTCGTAAACGCCACCTACCCGACGGCCGAGCTGCTGACGTTCGTCGGCGGCGCTGTCACTGTGGGCGGCTCGTCTGTGTCGGTCAACAAGTTCAGCGTGAAGGTTGACAACGGTCTCAAGACCGACCGCCGGTTCCTGCGGTCCGACCCGACCAAGAAGGAGCCCGTCGAAACGGCTCACCGCAAGGTCGACGTTGAGCTGGGCCTTGACTTCGTGTCGACCGAGCACCAGTCCCGCATCTTGTCGGCCACCGCTGCGGGCGCTCAGGCCGCCGTCGTGCTCACCTGCGCCTCGCTGACCACCATCGGCGCCACGAAGAAGCCGACCCTGACTGTCACCATCCCGGTCGTGATGTTTGACGGCGAGACGCCGACGGTCGGCGGCCCCGACCTCGTCGCCGAGTCGGTCAAAGGCATGGGCCTCTACGACGGCACGAACCTCGTGACCGTCGCCTACCAGACCACCGACATCACGCCCTGACCTGTGGCACGCGCAAGCGTGAATCGGGCCGTCTCGGTCCGGGTTCAAGGCCTTGACGAGTTTCGCCGGAAGCTGCGCAAGCTCGACAACGCGACCGAGCTCCAGTCCGAGCTCAAAGACGCCAACGTCAAAATCGCGCAGTTCGTCGTCGGCCGGGCTCAACCGCTGATGATGACGCACGGCCACGCCGGGCGCGTCGCCGGCGGAACCATGCGGGCAAAGCGAATACAGACCGCCGCCCAAGTCACCGTCGCCAGCCGCTTCGCTTTCTCGGCGGAGTTCGGCGCCAAGCACAACGTCGAGCGCCACGTCGGCGCCGGTGGCGGTCGGCGCGCCTATGTGCGCAAGGGCTGGAACCACCTGCTCGTCTGGCGCGGCAACGACGAAAACGCCGGCTACTCGCTGTTCCCGGTCATCCGTTCGGGCGGCGAGCAAATCCTCTCGCTCTACAACGAGGAAATCGCCCGCATCTCTGCGGCGGCGTTCCCTGACTGACCACAACAACCACGGAGGGCAACCTGTGGACTTCATTCCGACCGTCGACCCGTTCAAGGTCAACGCAAATGGCTCCGAGGTCGTCGTCGACCAGCGAACGTTCACCCTCGCCGAGCGTCGCGCCTCGCGTGCGGCGCTCGTGGCGATGAGCTCGGACGACGACATCATGGCCGACGAGGTCGACGCCCTGGCGGCGCTGACTTGGATCGTGCTGCGTCGCGCCAACCCGGCGCTGACGCTCGACGATGTGTTCAGCTCAATGACCGTCGCCGACCTTGCGGCCGGCGAGACGGTTGAGGCCGCCGACCTGACCGACAGGGACGACGACCCGGAAGCGTAAGGCGGGTCCTGCTTCCGGCATGGCCCGCCCTTTCTCGCGTCTATGGGCTGCATCCCTGGGACGTGGCGAACCTGACAATTGACGAGGTGAACGCCTACGTCGACGACCTGAATCGGCTGTCGGCCGAGTGAGCACGCCGCGGAGGTGAGCAATGGCTGGAGTGCGCAAGCTGGTTGTCGAGATCCTCGGCGATGCTCGAGGCGCGGCTGAGGCTTTCGGGACCGTTCAGCGGCAAGGCGAAATGTCGGGCAAGAGCCTCGACCGATTCGGCGCAGCGGCGCTCGGCGCCGGGACGGCCATCATGGTCGGCCTCGGCATGGCGGTGCGCAAGTACGCCCAAGCGCAGACCATCTCAGAGAAGTTCGACAATTCGGTCCGCAACAGTCGCCACGCCTACGACGACAGTGGCGCGGCGCTTCGGCGGCTCGCTCAGGCCATCGAGGGCAAGACGTCGGCCGACCGAAACCAGATCCTCGCTGGCGACGCCGTACTTATCCAGATGGGCCTCACCGAGCAGCAGGCGCTGCGTGTCGCGCCCGCAATGGTTGACCTATCCAAGAAGATGGGCGTCGACATGCCGACGGCCGCAAAAGCGATCGGCAAGAGCGTCGAAGGGACGACCACTGCGCTGCGCCGCATGGGCATCATGGTCGACACGGCGAAGGCGAAAGCCGACCCGTTCGGCGCCACGATGGAGGCGCTCCGTCACACCGTCGGCGGGTTTGCCGAGCAGGAGGCGACCACCGCGGCCGGCAAGCTTGAGCGGCTGCACGTCCAGCTCGGCCACTTGTCCGAATCGGTCGGCGGCGGAGCGATGACCATCTTCGGCCCGCTCGCCGACGGCCTGTCGCACCTCATGGTCAACGCAGACGGCACCGCCAACGCCGTCGGAACGATGACCGGCAGGTTCGCCGCCATTTCCGGCCTGTCGCTGCTCGCAGTCGGCGGCATCATCAAGGTCAAGGGCGCGTTCGACGCCATCAAGGCAGCGTCGCTCACCGCAGAAGGTGGGCTGTCCGGCATGGGCATTGCGCTCGGAGCGGTCGGCGCCATTGGCGCAGCGTTCGCCCTGGTCGGCGTGGTCCAGTCGATCGACGAAGCCACCCGATCGACCCTTGAGTTCAACAAAGCCAGCAAGTCGCTCTCCATTGCGCAGACATTTGATCAGTCAGCCGTAGCGGCGTCCCGAATGGCTCAGTCGCAGGCTGGCGTGTTTGCCAAGCTGTGGGACTGGCTCGACAAAGGCAACAGCTCAGGAAGGGACATGAACGTCACGCTCGGCGGCATCCCGACGCAGATCGACGACATCGGCCGGGTGTTGAGCAAGTTGTCGCAGACTGGCGATCTGACTCAGCTCGCCAACTACCTAGAAATTGTCAGGAAGGGCGCCCACGGCAACAAGGCCGAGATGGCGGCACTAAACGACGTGCTCGACAAGTATCAGGGCAGCGTATCGGCCGCAGCGGCGCAAACGCGAGGGCATGCGTCATTGCTTGATTCGGCCGCGACGGCAAGCACCAAAGCCGCACAGGCGCTTGAGCTCTACACGAACGACCTGAAGGCGCAGTCGGACCCATTCTTCGCGGTGATGAACGCGCAGAAGCAGAATACCGAGGCGCAGAAAACCTACGCCGACGCCGTCGCAAAGGTGACGTTTCTCCAGAAAGCTGGTCAGACCGGAACGCAGGAGTATCGGGACGCTCTCGTGGCCCAGCAGGATGCCACTGTCGGCGCCGGGCAGTCAGGCGTCAACCTTATGGGCGCGCTGACGTCGCTGGCCGGCAAGGTGGCAAACAACAAAGACCTCGCCGAACAGTTCAAGGAGTCGTTGTTCAAGATGGCGTCGACCGGCGTCATTTCCGCCGACGCCGCGTCGAAACTTGCCGGCACGCTTGACACCACCGCCGGTAGCGCACTCAACGCTGCGGGCGGGATCGCAGGTGTGCGCGAGACCGCCAAAACCGTCCCGACCTCGATCCACACGACGATTACGGCCGACGGCGGGCAGGCTCAGAGCGTCATAAATACGCTCCAAGGCGGCTTCGCGAATTTGGTGGCGCTCAGCCAGACGCGAGGCGTTCTGACGAACGCAACGATGACCCAAGTGAAGGGCGAAGTTCATGCGCTCACGACGGGCAAAAACAGCACGCTCGGCAGAGCCACCGGCGGCAGCGTTCTCGCCGGTCACGCCTACCTTGTCGGCGAGCGTGGGCCCGAGCTCGTCGTTCCCGGTTCTGGCTATGTCATCCCGAACCGCGACCTCGTCAAAGCCATGTCAAACGCCAGCGGCGGGACGACAGTCAACGTCAACGTGACCGCTGGCGTCGGCGATCCGGCTGCCATCGGCCGCACCGTCGTCGACGCGCTGAAGGCCTACGAGCGCACCGCCGGCACGTCTTGGCGTAACTAATGGGCGCGCCCTACTTCACCGTTGAGCTCGGCCTTTCGGCCGGCACGCCGGCGTTCACTCTGGACGACGCCACGAAGGGCCAGCTCTCGCCAGCCTCGCCGGGACCGGACTACCCGCTCGGCGACGACCTCGGATACACCTGGACCGACATCACCGACTACGTCCTCGACGACGGCTTCTCCTTCCATCGTGGCGCCACACGCGCCCAGGGTCCCTGGTGGCGCTACGAGTCCGGCTCGGCGTCGTTCACCGTCGACAACCTTGACGGCCGGTTCGATCCGCTGAACCTATCGGGACCCTACGTCTCGGCGGGCACGACAAACCTTCGGCCCGGCGTGCCGGTGCGCATCTCCGCCAATGTCGATGGCGGCGTGGAAACGATGTGGATGGGCGTCGTCGACTCCATCGCCATCCCGTACAACTCGGCGACGTGGTCGACCGCACAGTTCACCTGCGTCGATGCCGTAGAGCGGCTACAGGCTGCAGACCTCGCCGAACTGGCGACACCGGTGGGCGCTGGCGACACCGTCGCCCAGCGCATCAACCGGGTGCTCGACCGCATGGGCTGGCCCGCAGCGGCACGCGACCTAGACACGATCACCGGCAACACGCTTCAAGCGACGACGATGGCGGCGCCGTCATGGGCGCAGATCCTTCTCGCCGCCGACAGCGACGCCGGGTACGTCTGGATCGACCGGACCGGCAAGGTCGTCTGGCGTACTCGCTCGGCGCTTTCGTCGGTCGCCTCGGTGCAGTTCTCATCGGTCGCTGGGTCCACCGCCCTCGGGTTCGACGAGATTGAAATCAGTCGAGACGTTCAGCAGGTCTACAACTCGGTCAATCTTGCTAGGGCGGGTGGCACCGCCTTGCTCGTTGAGGACGTTGACCAGCAGGCACTTATCGGCCAAGTGCGCGGCTACGCGCGATCGGACCTTGTCTGCGAAAATGACGCCCAGCTCGGCGACGTGGCGACGTGGGTTCTGTCAACCTTTGCCGCCCTTACGACACGCGTGGAGAGCATTACCGTCCGGCCACCGGCGGACACGACACTGCTGTCGGCAGCTTCGTGGCTGACGCTGCTGCGACTCGACATCGGGTCGACCATCTCGGTCAGCCACGCGACGCCCGACGGCCGAACAATCACGTCGACCGGCGTCATCCGCGGCGTCGACTGGACCGCCGGCGTGCGTCGCTTTGAGGTCAAGTTCTCGCTGCAGCAGCTCACCACCGACATCTACCGATTCGTGCTCGACACAGGCGTCCTTGACGTGACGTCGCTCGGCACGTCAGTCCTCTCGAGGTGACCATGCCGCACCCGTCGGTCGCACCTATTCACGTCGTTGAGCCGTCAGTCGACGGCACAACCTGGACCGTCCTCGTCGACGGCGTCGTTGTCAATCGCGGCGAAGCGTCGTCGCACGAAGAAGCGACTGCCGCCGCCGAGCTCGTCGCAGCGTCCTGCATCGCGTCCTTGTCAGCAGTCGGCCTTCCTGGTCGCGTCCAACCCACCGCATAGGAGCGACTAATGCCGTTCAAGAACTTCACGTCGGGCAGCGTGCTCACTGCGTCCGACGTCAACACTTACCTCGCCAAGCAGGCGGTAAATCAGACGACATCTGGCCTTCCGACGCCATCGCCTTCGGCCGGTTTCACATTGTACGAAACCGATACCCACAAGCTGAAGATCTACACCACGACCGCTACTGGCTATGTGCCGCCGTGGAACTTGCCATGGGGCCTCGTCGGCAGCGCGACGGTGACAACGAACATCACCGGCATCGGAACGACTACGACCGACCTGACCGGACTGTCAATCAGCGCCGCACTCGTCAAGAATCGCCAGTACCGGATCAACTGGATGGCGCCTCTACTGCAGGGAGCGACGTCGGCTCGAGCGATCATCTTCTTGCAGGTAAATGGCATTGACGTCGCCAACACCCAGACCAATATCGCCGCAGGCGAACGCCAGACGCCCAGCGGTATCTATACGTTCGGTCTCGGCGTGACGTCGACTCCTTCCGGCCTTCCGACGACTACTGGCACCTACACGGTGAAGCTGCGCGGGCAAGCGTCAGCAGGCACGTTTCAGACCGACCTGTCGACAACGCAGCCTGCCATTTTCACGATTGAGGACGTCGGGCCTGCGACGACTCCGGCCTAAGGCGAGGACGACCGATGGACCTCATCTCCTATGGCGGCATCCTTACGACGTCCAACAAGGCAGGCACCGACCTGTCGATAGATGCGTTCTCCGACATCAACGGCAACACGACGGCCGTCACCGTCTCGGCCGGCGACATCGTGCTCGAGGCGATCGTCGACCCGGTCACGCTGGTCACCACCGGCACCCTGTGGCTCGTAAACGACGGCCATCCCTGGATCGACATCACGCCGAACGGCCAGACGCCCGGCGTCGCCATGATCGCTACGGCATCTGACGTGCCCTATCAGACCGGCACGCTGATCGTGTGGCTCGCCGCCAATCGGTTCGTCGTCGCCAACCAGTCGCTAACACAGCTCATTGTCGACTCAGCCATCGGAGGACCGTGACATCGCTCGCCCTGACTCCCGCCACGCTTGACCTAACTGTCGTGCAAGGCGACTCGTTCACTGAGTCATTCACGTTCGGTCAGTCGGGCTCGGCGCTCAACCTGTCGACCTACACCGCTCTCGCCCAGGTGCGCGCCGAGAAGTCGGCGAGCTCAGCGCTGCTTGCGACGTTCGCCGTCGGCACCGGCTCCGCCTCAAGCGGCGTATGGGCGCTGTCGCTGACCGCCGCGCAGACCGCCGCGCTTGATCCCGGCCGCTACTGGTGGGAGCTCCAGTGGACGGTCGGCTCGACCGTCCGCACCATCATCGGCGGGTCGTTCACCGTCGTTGACCAGGTGGCGAAGTCGTGACCGCCGTCAACCCGATCACAGTTGAGCTCACCTCGGCGCCGATCACCGTCACCGTCGCCTCGACGGGGCTTGTGCTCTCGATCGCGTCTGGCACCGTCGGGCCCGCTGGGCCGAAGGGCGACACGGGCGCTACCGGTCCCGCTGGCGCCACTGGCGCGACCGGAGCAACTGGCCCTAAAGGCGACACCGGCGCGACCGGCGCAGCCGGTCAGGGGGTGCCCGCTGGCGGCACGACCGGCCAGTCGCTTGTAAAGCTGTCTGCCTCCAACTACGACACCGGCTGGGCAACCGTCTCAGGCGGTGGCGGGGGCGGCTCTGGCACCGTCACGAGCGTCTCGGGCACCGCGCCGATCAGCGTCGCCAACGGCACGACGACGCCTGCTGTAAGCATTTCGGCGGCGACCACGTCGGCAGCAGGCTCTATGTCTGCCAGCGATAAGAGCAAACTCGACGGCATCGAGGCCGGCGCTACTGCTAACGCCACGAACGCGCAGCTGCGCGACCGCTCAACGCACACCGGCACGCAGGCACTGTCAACGATCTCCGACGCCGGAACGGCAGCCGCCAAGAACGCACCGGCGACTGGCAACGCATCGGCCACCGAGGTCGTCCTCGGTTCCGACACTCGCCTCAGCGACGCCCGCACGCCATCATCAACGCTGTCGCACGCCTCAACGCACGCCGCCGCAGGCTCTGACCCGGTCACCCTGGCGCAGTCGCAGGTCACCAACCTGACCACCGACCTCGCCGGTAAGGTGCCGACCACTCGAACGGTCAACGCAAAAGCACTGTCCGCCGACGTGACGCTATCGGCGTCGGATGTCGGAGCAGTGTCGACCAGCGACAGCCGGCTGACCGATGCTCGCACGCCGACGTCGCATGCATCGACGCATGCCAGCGGTGGCGCCGACGCCGTCTCGCTAGCCGCTTCACAGATCACTTCTGGCACGATGGCAACGGCTCGGCTTGGTTCCGGTACGGCTTCAAGCACGACGTTCCTGCGCGGTGACGGATCGTGGGCGACGGCCACCGATTCTGGCGCAGCACAGAAGGCGTCAAACTTGTCCGACCTTGCGTCGGTCGCCACAGCGAGGACCAACCTCGGTCTCGGCACTGCGGCCACGGCCAATACAGGGACTGGCACGTCAAACGTCATTCTTGGCAACGACGTGCGACTGACCAACGCCAGACAGCCCTACTGGAATCGCATCACATGGACCGGATCGGCGAACCTTGACCTCTCGGGTTCAATCGTCTATTCGACGTGGGTTGAACAGACAGGCACGCTGAGCGCACCGAGAACGGTCACGCTTCCGTCAGCCGCCGACCTTGCTGTCGGTACTGAGGTTGTTATTCAGACGGGCGCAGGCGTCTCGTCCACGAACACCGTCACCATCACGTCTATTGGCGGCGAGCTCATCAACGGCGCTTCGTCATCGGTAGTCATTGCCCATCCATACGGCTGGCGACGGTTGTTTAGCGATGGCGTCGCCTGGTACTTCGATGCTGGCGTGCTGCGAGCCTCAAGCAACCTGTCTGACGTCAACAATGCGGCGACGGCACGCACAAACCTCGGCCTCGTTGCTATTGCTTCAAGCGGTTCGGCGTCCGACCTCACAACCGGCACCGTGCCCACTGCTCGACTCAATACCTACGTCGTGGGTGGTCTCGGCGCTGGTTCCGGCGTCGCTCTGACTGCGACCGCCGCATCCATCCTGAGCTCCACGATTACGCTGCCGGCTTGCGCCGCTGGCGACGTGCTGATTGTTGAAGGCTCGTTCACAATCAACAACAACTCGACAGCGTCCCGTACCTACACGGGAGTCTTGAAAATCGGGTCGACCAGCATCCTGACTTTCACGCTCGGGTCGCAAGCCGTCGCCACTCGGGTCCATGCGTTTCAAGCGTTCATTCGTGTCAACAGCACGACGTCGCAAAGCGCGTCAGCGTCGCTCGTACACAACACGGTCGCCGGTACATCCGGTGTAGCTGTGTCATGCAGCGGCGTAGCGACCGAGACAATGACCTCGACGTTGGCGCTTGATTTGACGCTGGTTTCAAGCACCGGCACGACAACCCAAACGGGAACGCTTGAACACCTCACCGTCACAAAGGTGGCCGCATGATTCGCGTCCTGTACCCGTCTCCCGGTCCGGTTGACTTTGGTCGCCTGACCACCGAGCTCCGCGCCGTCGACCCGACGGTGCTCGACGCCAACGACGTCGGCGGCCTTGTGGCGGTCTACACGCCGGACGCTCAGGACGAGACAGCCCTCGGCCCCGTCGTCGCTGCCCACACCGGGCCGCAGCCGCCGGCGCTTGACCCGCTGCACCAGCTCGCTCAGGCGATCGTCGACGCCACGACGCTCGACGACGTCAAGCCTGTCGCTCAGGCCATCCTGACGGACGCCGACACATGATCGCTTCGGTTCACGTCCTTGAGACCGCCATAGCGGTCGTGGCGATTACCAGCGCCATCCTCGGCGTCATCGCCACCTACGAGAAGGTCACCGGCAAGCTCGGCGGCTGGGTCCAACGTCACGTCAAGGCCGGCACCCACGACATTCGTCACCTGACCGAGTACCACCTCGGGCCGAACTCCGGCAACGAGCAGCTCTTTCGCAAGGTGGAACGATTGCAGGTTGCCATTGACGACCTGCGCAACGAAGTCGAGCGCGAGCTCGAGGAGGACTGAAATGCCCAAGTACCAGGCAGTCAGCGCGTCGGAAGCCAACGCCGTCCACGGCCCACGTCCCGGCGCCGTCGCCCTGCAAGACGTGATCCTCAAGCACTACGGCGGTCAGCTCGGCACCGACGGCA